GCATACTTCATGGGCAAGTTCCCCGAGAAGAAGATCATCATGGGGACGCACACGGCCAGTTTGTCTGAGGACTTTGGCCGCAGGGTGCGAAACCTGATCGATGCGGACGACTATAAAGAGCTGTTCCCCGGCACCAAGGTGGCTGATGACCAGAAGGCCGCAGGCAAGTGGTCCACAAGCGAAGGCGGCCAGTACTATGCCGCTGGTGTGGGCGGCGCTCTGGCTGGACGGGGCGCAGACCTCTTCGTGATTGACGACCCCCACTCTGAGCAGGACGTTAAAGTAAATAGCCGCCTTGCTTTTGATACAGCGTGGAGTTGGTTCCAGACAGGTCCGCTCCAGCGTCTGATGCCTGGGGGCGCGATCATCGTCATCATGACGCGGTGGTCCAAACTGGACCTGACAGGACGCCTCTTGGACTACCAGACCAAGAACCCGGAGTCGGACCCCTGGGAGGTGGTGGAGCTGCCTGCCATCCTCAACGAAGATACCGAGAACGAGAAATCGCTCTGGCCCGAGCAGTGGCCCCTCGACTCACTCAAGCAGAAGAAAGCCGCCATGGACCCGCAGTACTGGAACGCCCAGTACATGCAGAACCCGGTCTCCAACAACGCGGCGATCGTCTCCAGAAACCTCTGGCGCATCTGGCCCCAGGATGACCCCCCACGCTGCGACTTCATCATTCAGTCCTGGGACACGGCGTTTGAGGCCAAGACCAGCGCCGACTACAGCGCCTGCACCACCTGGGGGGTTTGGTACAACGAGGAAGAAAAAGACCAGGCGCAGGTCATCCTGCTCGATGCGTTCAAAGACCGCATGACGTTCCCGGACCTCAAGGCCACAGCGCTCAAACACTATAAAGAGTGGCAGCCCGACGCGTTCATCATTGAGAAAAAGGCCGCTGGTGCACCCTTGGTGCAGGAGCTTCGCAGCATGGGCATACCCGTCTCCGAGTTCACGCCAAGCCGGGGCAACGACAAAATCGTGCGCCTAAATGCAGTTGCGGACTTGTTTGCATCAGGTAAAGTGTGGGCACCTGACACCCGGTGGGCACGGGAGGTCATTGAGGAGGTTGCGTCTTTCCCCAACGGCGAGAACGACGACTTTGTGGACACGACCTCGCAAGCACTGCTGCGGTTCAGACAGGGTGGCTTCATTGCGCTTGAGAGCGATGAGCCAGACGAGCCCAAGTTTTTTAGGCGGCGCACGGGCGCTTACTACTAGAGAAAGATTCACACATGGCCACCAACATCGACAAGGCACTCTACAGCGCCCCCACCGGCATCGAAGAGCTTTCCGAGCAAGAAGCGCCTATTGAGATTGAGATCGTTGACCCGGAGGAGGTCAACATTGGCGTGGATGGCATGGAGATTTCCATCCGGCCCGGTGAGAGCGAGGGCAGCTTCGATGCCAACCTTGCAGAAGACTTGAGCGAGGGCGAGCTGGCAACGCTGGCCAGTGAGCTGTCAGATGACATCACCAACGACCTCGGTTCACGCGGTGAGTGGGAGAAGTCCTACGTGCAGGGGCTAAAGCTCCTGGGCTTGCAGTATGAAGAGCGCACGGAGCCCTGGGATGGCGCATGTGGCGTCTTCCACCCGATGATCACCGAGGCTGTGGTGCGCTTCCAGAGCGAGTCGATCACGGAGACCTTCCCAGCGCAGGGGCCGGTCAAGACCAAAATCCTGGGTAAGCAGACGCCGCAGAAGAACGAGGCCGCTGACCGGGTGCAGGCTGACATGAACTATGAGCTCACAGAGGTCATGAAAGAGTTCCGCCCCGAGCATGAGCGCATGCTCTGGAGCCTCCCGGCCACGGGCTCTGCGTTCAAGAAGGTCTACTACGACCCCAGCCTTGGCCGTCAGGTCAGCATGTTCATCCCGGCAGAAGACATCATCCTGCCCTATGGGGCCACGGACCTGGACACCTGCTACCGCGTCACGCACGTCCTGCGCAAAACCAAAAGCGAGATCATCAAGCTCCAGCAGGCTGGGTTCTACCGCGACATCACGCTGCCTGACCCGGACAAGAGCAAGACCGACATCCAGCAGGCCAAGGACAAAGAAACTGGGTTCAGTGACCTCAACGACGACCGCTACACGCTCTACGAGAGCCATGTGGAGTTGGTGGTCAAGGGCGACCAGTACACCGAGATGGACGAGGACGGCCAGCCCCTGGGCATCACTTTGCCGTACGTGATGACGATACTAAAGGGCAGCAACGACGTGCTGTCGCTGCGTAGGAACTGGCGCGAGGATGACAACCTGCACCTCAAGCGCCAGCACTTCGTGCACTACCAGTACATCCCAGGCTTCGGTGCCTACGGGTTCGGGCTGTTCCACCTGATCGGTGGGTATGCCAAAAGTGCCACGAGCATCATGCGCCAGTTGGTGGATGCGGGCACGCTCTCTAACCTGCCGGGGGGTCTGAAGACCCGTGGTCTGCGGATCAAGGGCGATGACACTCCGATCGCGCCGGGCGAGTTCAGGGATGTTGATATTGGCTCGGGCGTGCTGCGGGACAACATCCTGCCTCTGCCGTACAAGGAGCCCAGCGCGGTGCTCTCCGCGCTCATGGACAAGATCGTCGATGAGGGCCGCCGGTTCGCAGCGACTGCGGACATGAAAGTCTCGGACATGTCTGCCCAGGCTCCGGTGGGTACGACGCTGGCCCTCCTGGAGCGCCAGCTCAAGGTGATGACGGCAGTCTCGGCCCGCCTGCATGCATCGTTCAAACAGGAGCTCAAGCTCCTGGCAGGACTCATCCGCGACTACACGGACGATGACTACGACTATGACCCGGTCGATGCGCCACGCAAAGCCAAAAAGTCTGATTACAGCCATGTAGACATCATCCCGGTGAGCGACCCCAACGCGGCCACCATGAGCCAGCGGGTCGTGCAGTACCAAGCCGTCATCCAGATGGCGCAGATGGCCCCGGACATCTACGACCTGCCCAAGCTGCACAGAGGGATGCTGGAGGTGCTGGGCATCAAGAACGCCGCTGAACTGGTGCCGCTGCCGGACGACCAGAGACCCAAAGACCCCGTGTCTGAGAACATGGCCGCGCTCAAGGGCGAGCCGCTCAAGGCGTTCCAGTACCAGGACCATCAGGCCCACATCCAGGTGCACATGTCCGCCATGCAGGACCCCATCGTCATGCAGCTGGTGGGCCAGAACCCCAGGGCTCCGCAGATTCAGGCAGCCATGATGGCGCACATCGCGGAGCACGTTGGGTTCGCATACCGCCAGAAGATCGAGCAGCAGCTGGGCATGCCCCTGCCGCCCGAGGACGAGAAGCTGCCGCCGGAGATCGAGCTCCAGCTCTCATCCATGATGGCCCAGGCCGCCCAGCAGGTGCTCCAGCAGAGCCAAGCGCAGGCTGCGCAGCAGCAAGCACAGCAGCAAGCCCAGGACCCGGTGCTCCAGCTCCAGCAGCAAGAGATGCAGATTCGCGCCCAAGAGGTGTCGCTCAAAGAGAAAAAGATCGCAGCAGACGCTGCCGCCAAGGCAGACGAGCTGGCGCTCAAGGAGAAGCAGCTCCAGGTCGAGGCGGCCTACAAGGCCGACAAGTTGGCTGCGGACCAGGAACGTGACGGTGTTCGCATGGGCATCGACATCGCTAAGAGCCGTCAGCAGATGGCACGTCCTCAACCAACTAAGGGTAAACCCTCAACCTAATGATCCAAGATTTCGCACGCGTACTGCGCGAGAAGATACGCACCGACATGAACAACTACGCTGATGACTTGGCCAGCGGAGCGTGTCGCAGTTTTGATGAGTACCAAAAACTCTGTGGGGTGATTTCGGGTCTAGCCATCGCAGAGCGCCATCTTATTGACCTGCTTGAGAAAGTTGAAAAAGCCAATGAGTGATCTTGATCTCTCTCCCGGTGCCTTTGCACTGCCAGAACCCATCCAGACTATGGATGCCCCAGCGCCCGACGCGACAGCGGAGGAAAAAGCCACTAGCCTGCCCCGCCCTACTGGGTGGAAATTGCTGTGCGCTGTACCCGAAGTATCTGAAAAGCTTGAGGGCACAGAGCTGGACTTGGTTAAACCCTCGTCCTTTTTGAAACAGGAAGAACACGCCACCACGGTGCTGTTTGTCCTGGATGTCGGCCCTGACGCATACAAAGATGCGGCTAAGTTCCCTAACGGTGCTTGGTGCAAGAAGGGGGACTTCGTCCTGGTCCGTACGTACTCTGGTACGCGGTTCAAGATTTTCGGCAAAGAGTTCAGGCTGATCAATGACGATCAGGTGGA